CCATCCCGTCTGCATCGATGCGGGCGGTCTCGACGACTCCGAGCACTTCGTCGGCGTCATGGTTGAACAAAAGATTTGCGCGGTCGTTGAGCCGCGAGAGGTCGCAGGCATCCGCCGAGTGATCGAGGACTTCGACCATGCCGGGCCAACGCTCGATCTCGGCGTTGCTGGAAAATGCAAGCTCCACCGTGCGCGACTCTGCGCTGATCGTGCCGATGGTCATGACTCGACGCATCGGCTGGTTGAAAAGTTCTTTCGCGGCGGGCTTCATGTGTGCGCGAATTTTGCCAGCGGGGGGCGGGCTGTCTTCTGCGGGGCGTTCCGCTGGATTGACCACGCAGGACACAGAGGCCACAGAGACACAAAAAAACCCGGCGTGGGTTTTGGCCCACGCCGGGATAACCTATGAACCAACTATGAGAGTGCTGCGGCGAGTTGAGCGCCGGTCGTTGAGACCGTGCTTTGATTTTTTGCGCGTTCGCCGATGGAACCGGTGATCGTCAATTCCGTGGTCGGCTTGGCCCAGACCTCGGCGGCTATTTCCGACTCAGTGGGGATGTCGCCGGGGGTTGCTCGACTGGAGATTGAGGCATCCACTCGCCCAAGCTCCACGGATAGCTCAGTTCTTACCTGTGACGCTATAGCCGAGGCCGAAGGCACGCTCGGTGCGTTGGTCAGAGTGTCTACCGTTCCGCCCGTTACGGTGCGAGTCGCTTGGCTCCAAACGGCTGCTGCGTTTTGAGCTGCTGATGGCGCACTGCTGGCGACTTCAGCGGTTCCATCCCACACGATGCTGCCGCTGCCGACATTGGCTCCGGCGGCGCGGAACGCGATTTGGTAGGTTCCTGCGGTGCCTGCCATGTTCCCAGAGTAGAATCCGGTGCTGCCGGTTTCGGGGCAGGAAATGGCAGCGCCTACGGCGGCTCCGGCTTGGTAGGGCTGGGCGGTGACGGTGAGGCCGGTGGTGGCGAGGGCGATATTCAGTTCGTTTGGCATGTGGTCGTGGTTGGTTAGGAGTTAGCTGGAATCCACTGGCGCTCGACGCGATCTGCGAACCAGACGAGGTTCGGTTCCCAGTCGCCGTTTTCGGGTTGCTCGATTTTGACAAGCGGGACAATTTGCGGATCGACCCAATCCTCCGGGCAAGGGTATGGGCGGATGGTGTCGATGCGTGGCTCGTCGTTTTCGTCCAGCACGATGCTGGCGAGTTCTTTGCGTCTGTCTGGATAGATTAGTCCGTATGTTCTCATTTTTAGTTTTTGGTTAAGTTCCGAATTGAATTTCGACAGCATCGACCGAGGCCACCCATCGCCAGATTGTGGAGGCTGTGCCGGTGACGCTGACTACAAGGGCGTCGGCAGGGTCGTTAAATGTAAGCGAAAGCGATGTGCCTGCGGCGTTGTCTGTGCCAATTGTGATTGGGGCGTAAACCTCGCTTGTGGTGGCCGCGACATTCTTCAGCGCATACTGCCTCATGTAGTGTGCGACTGCTGCTCCGGTGCTGCTGATGCCACAGATGTTTATTGTCAGAGCCAGAACCTTGCCGGACGGGATCGTGAGGCGTGTTGAAGTGCCATTAAGGAATAACTCCGTGGAGGTTGTGTTTGTTGTCTTATTCCATAAAACAAATCGCGCACGCTGCGCATCGCCAACTGAAACAAAAGAACCACCAGAGTGAACTTGCATTCCTTGCCTGTCAGCAACTCCGTTTCTTCCTCCGAGTATTGAAGCATATGACGCAGATACGGTATTGTCTGTGCCTCCGCATATTGCCGCAGCAAATGTTCCGCTGGCCACATTCCGTGAACCTCCAGACACATTAGCCCATCCACCAGTTGCTTGATTTAAGAAGCCACCGCTCACAACCGTATCGGTTGAACTTGCTGTATTTTGCTTTCCTCCTCCAATTACTGAATTTGATCCCGACGCAACTTGCGATGCTAAACTTCTTTCAAGCTGTAAATCCACTGCTCTTGGCCCTCTTGCACCCCCCCCCGCGATATTCGCGTCTGGTTTTGGGCCTGCGATCAGCGCCCCTGTGCCTTTAGGCGTGAGGACGAGCGCGGAGTTGGTCTCGGTGGTGTTTTGCGAAATGGCAACATTCGCTTGAATGGCGATGACCGTTCCGGCTGTGATGTTGGTGGTAAAATTGATCGCTGCGCCGCCGCTGGTGGTCGAGAGCTGGAAGGTGTTGCCAGATGGGTTGCGGACGAAATAGACGGTGTTTGCGGACAACCCCGCGCCACCGGTGATGGCGCTAAAAATGACGGTCTGGTTTGCCGTGTAGATATGACCGGTCGCAGTGATGACATCCGTGGCGGCATCGCCTGTCACGGAGTATGGCACGACGGCATCGTCCACAATAAGGCCGGAGGTTTGCAGGATTGTGCCGTCTGTGCCGTCTGCGCGGAGGATGGCGTTGTCAACTGAGCCAGCGGTGAGCGGGCGAGGGAGTGCGTTTGCGATCATGTTTTAGCTGTAGGTGAGAGATTCTTTGGAAGACCACTGGCCGACTGCGGATTGCTCCGAGAGGACATCGCCTGCGGAGTTGGTGGTGATGCGGTAGATGGTCCAGGCGGTGGAGTCGTCTGGTTCGCCTGCGGCGGGGTAGTCGTCCCACTCAAGGCGTCCTGAATAAGCGTCGTATCCGATTACGGCGGAGAGATGCTGGTATAGGCTGGGGTCTTTTGGATTAATCGCCCGAAGTTCTTCCTTTGTTGGAAGCGCGAGCTGGAGGACTGCGCCGGATTGCGGGTGGCGTCCGTAGATTTTGCGGTCTGCGTAGTTAATGCAGACCTCGCCAAGCGATAAATCCGCCGTGCTGGGGATGCGACCCGGCACGACGGTTTTTTTAGGCTTAATTGGAACTGGCATGAGTATGGACTCGGAAGATTTTAAAAGGCCGGTCGTCATGTATGGACACGAGGTTGACCGGCCCCATTGGGCCGTTGCTTTAGAACGAGCCGCCGTCGATCTCGGTTTCGAGCGCGAGGATGCGGGCGCTTAGAGCGTTGTCGGCTGAGAGGCGTGTGCTGGCCTCCGAGCTGATGGCGGATTGGCGGGCGCTGGTCTCTGCGCTGATCGCGGCTGCGCGGGCTGTGGACTCTGCGCTGATCGCGGAGGCGTTTGCAGTGATGGCGCTCTCGGCGCTGCTCACCCGGCTGGTGAGAGCCGATGCGGCTGTCTCGATGTCCGAGATGTCGGAAGCGAGAGCGGCCTCGGCTGCTGTGGCGCGGTTGACCTCGTTTGTGAGGTTTGTGGATGCGCTGGATGCGAGGCTGGTGATTGCTCCGTTCAGATTTGAATCTGCGGCCTCGAAGGCTGTGACCACTTCCGAAAGCGAATCAAGCGAGCCTTGCGTTGTGTTTGAAAGAACATTGTCGATCCGAGTTCCGAGGGCTGCTTCGGCGTTTTGCGCACGGGTGATCTCGTTTGCAAGGTTCGTGGAAATCGTGCCTTCTGCGGCCTGCGCACGGGTGACCTCGCTGGCGAGGTTTGTGGTGAGGGTGTTATCCGCAGCGATGCGTGCATCCCGCTCTGTGGCGACGATGCCGTCTGCGTAGTTTTTGGAAGCGTTGCCGCCGATGCCGAGAATGTCGGTGGCGTTGCCTTGGGCGTCAGCGCCTTTGCCGTAGTAGAGGATGCCATCAACTTCGTTGAAGGCGAGTTCGGAGGAGCGGAGAACTCCCGGTGCTCCGGCGGAACCGGATTGGCGGCGGCGAATGCGAATTGGGACAGACATGATTTTTTGTGTGGTGGTGGTTGTGGTTGCGGTGTCCGGTGTGGACGGGCGTTATTTTGCCGCTCGAAAAATTCGTGTCTTCTGCGGGGCGTTCCGTGCGTTTTTCACCACGGAGAACACGGAGAACACGGAGGGGAGAGGGCACAAAAAACCCGCCAAATTACGCATCGTTGAGAGGCGTGGCGGGTATGATGCTTGGAGCTAAATTTCTTAGAAGAAACCTGCGTCGATCTCGCTGGTGGATACCACGCCAGCCACATATTCGACGGTGGTGCGGTTGTCCCATGCGGCACGGGCAGCGACGCCACGGGCGATGAGTTCGCCGCTGGGCGTGAATACGCTGCGGGTGATGGTCCAGAGATTCAAATCCGTGCCGGTGCCTGCGCTGGCGCGTCCGATCCAGTGGGTGAGGTGATCGTCGGAGACATCGGAGAGGAAGGAGATGGAGCCATATACGAAGGCGGGGCCTCGCTCGCCTGCGGGTCCAGGCTCTCCGCGCTGGCCCTCGGCTTGGAGCGGGATGCCGAAATTCAGGATCGCATTTTCCTGCGTGCCGACATTGGCCACGGTGGGCGGTGAGCCTGCGGGCAGGGTGAAGACCGTGCCGATGGTGACGGTGCTGGAAAGCCCTCGCGGCAGGGTGAAATTCAAGACGGCATTTTGCGTTGTGCCGACATTGGAAACGCTGGCGGGTTGGTCGCCTGCCACGGTCTGCACTGCGCCGATGGCGAGCGTGCCAGCGGGGCCTTGCGCTCCGAGGGGGATGCCGAAATTCAAGACGGCATTTTCTGGGCTTCCTGCATTCGTGATCGTGGGAGCTGAACCTGTGGGGAGTTGCGTGATGGTGCCGATGGTGAGCGTTCCGGCGGGGCCTTGAGCGCCTGCGCCGATGGGCATCACGATGCCGGGGGAGACGATGACTTGCGGCTTGGGAAAAATGGTGAGGTCTACGGCGGCCATGGTTTTATCTGGAGATGTTGCGGGTGATGAAGGCGATGCCTTCCAGTAATTTCCGGGTAGTGCCTTCTTGGTCGGTGATGAAGATGTCGTATCGGGCGCGGCTCACTGGCAGGGCGCGGGTAACCTCGTCGCTGAGAACGAAACGGATTTTCCCGTTCGTGCGTGGCAGGAGGAAAATGATCTCGAAAGATGCCAGCAACGGTTTATCCCAATCCTCGCGGAGCTGGCCGACTGCGGTGAATCCAGCCAAGTTGATCGGCTGGGCGTTTGGTTCGCTGGATTGCCTGATGGTCGTTTCAAAAAAGAACGATTCGCCTGCCGGGATGTTGATGTCGAAATTCTGGCTCATGGCTGGGGTTCGGGCTGTGCCACGGGGGCGGCTGCGCCTGCGGGGACGAGCGGCACGATGCCGCGCTTTTTGAGTTCGACTTCCTCGCGCTCGATCTCGCTCCAGACATCTTCGGGGTCTCGGTTGCTGGTCTCGCGGATTATCTCGCTGCGTGATTTGAGTTTTTGCGAAATGGCTTTTTCGTTCGCCGCCATTTCTGCGGAGGGGTCGATCCATGCCCAGCGGCGTCCAGTGAAGGCGACTTGCTTGTATTTTTCGAGGCGGTCGAATTTGAGGGGCTTGCCAGCGATGAGGATTTTGTTGGCGAGTAGTGAACGCTCCAGCCATGACTCGTATATGGGCATGACGAAGCCGCTGATGAGCCATTCTTGCAGGCCCTTCCAGACTTCGCGCTCGTCGAGTGCGCCTTGGCGGATCGATGAGAAATTGACGCTCGTCAGGTCGCTGGCGAGGTTGTTGTAGCTCACACCGAGGCCGGAGGAAATCGAGCGAAGCATGGCTTTGCAAAATGGATCGAATGCTTGATCTGGAAATTGCGGCGTGTAGGGGATGAACTCTCGGTTGCCGATGTCCTCGAACTTGCCGGGTTCTGCGTCCATTTCGAGGATGTCGTCGCTGTCGCCATCGAGGTTGCGGAAGAAGCCCATCTTGCTGGCGCTCACACGGGCGTTGACAACGGCGGCGTCCTCGAAGCCTGCCAACATGCGCATGCGCCAGAGGGCTGTGCGTGCCCACGGGAGGCCGCGCTTTTGGCCGACTCGCTCCGGGAGGAAGCGATGAATCACCTGATCGGCGGGAACGCGCTGAAAGCTCTCGCCGTTGTAGTTCACATACCCCATCATTTGCTCGTCGTAGTTGCGGAAATGGTAGGCCACCGGGCGTCCGTTCGGATTGAACTCTATGCCGTGGCGGATGACATTGCCGTTATTCAGCTTTTCCCATTTGGTCGGGTTGAGCAAAACGGGGTCGATGAACTGCACGGCGAAGCCCCATTTGTTTAGGTCTTCACCATACTTCTTGATGCAGATGACTTCGCCATCCATCGCGGCGGTGGTGACTGCGAGCCGCTCTCCATCGGCGCGGGAGAGTTGGCCGGTGATGTCGTAGTTGCCCCTTTTCGACCAATCGGCAAAGGCGTCCTCAATTGCGCTGCTGGCCACGGTGTCCATCGTTCCGCTGGGGTCGCGGATCTGTGCGTTGAAGGTGAAGCCGGTCGGTCCTGCGATGTTGTCGCGGGCCATTTGCAGGAATTTTTTTAGATGGTCGTTGTTCTCTGCCTGCTCACGAGAGCGGGCGACGATGCGGCTCCAGTATTGGAAAATCCATGCGTCAATCGTGGTCGGGGTGCCTGCCCAGGTTGATTCCAGACGGCCTGCACCGGCGGCTTGCGGCATCCCTGCGGTGGCGAAACTGCCGATGGTATCAGAAAGAATGGACCGCGCCGACCAGAGTTTTGGCTGGTCGACGCGGCTTGGCGCGGGCGTCTTCGTGGTGGTGGTGCGGGAAAATAGATCGAAGAGGCCCATGGTTAGATGCGAACGGAAATGGATTGGCCGATGGACGAGATGCCGGATGAGAGGCGGGACTCGCGGGACAGCTCACGCCGCCAGAAGGAGAGGAGTTGCAGGAGTTCGGCGATGCTGTGGCGCTCCAGTTCGCGGTTGTTGATTTTGTAGCGTTTGGCCTCAAGCGTTGCGCCACCGGCGAGCATGGCTTGGATGTGCGCCACGGCGATGCGGGCCTGCGTGCGAACCTCTGCACCGGGGGCGAGTGTGGCAGCGGATTCGCGGATGAGGAGGTCGCCGGTTCCAACGAGGGCGCGGTGTGCGGCGACCGTTGCCCATGCCTCCCAGATGTAATGTCCGGGAATCCAGCCGCTCGTATTCGCGGCGGCGGTGAAGGTTCCTGCCGTGCCAGTGGCGGCGACATTGCGCGATTGCATTCCAGCGAATTGCACAAGGACGGTCGCGGCGGGGTCTGCCGATACCGTCACATTGAATGTTTCGCCTGCCGTTATTGTCACCATGAATTCACGAAGCTGCCACGGCGCTGGGTGCGCCTGCGTTTTCCGGCAGTGTCTTCGTGAGGTGGGGGGGTGTCTTCTGCGGGGAGTTCCGTTGGCTGGGGCGTCTCGACCTCCGCGGGCTTGGGCGTGGGCATGGTCTGCCGCCTCCGCAAAGCGAGCTTGTCAAACTGCGGGGCGCGTAGCACCAGCGCGGCGAAGGCGTAAACCCGGCAATCGAGCGGTTCGTTCCGTGCGCCGGATGTTTTGTGCCACTCCAGCCGGGGGAATCCCTTAACAAATTTCGTCACGGCTTTTTCTGCGGTCAGACCTCTGAAATACTCGGCGCTGCGTCCCTGCGGGAAATGGCAATATCCAGAGCCGGGTTCCGTGATGCGCAGTCTCTTGTAAACTATGGATTTCGCGGAATCGACGCCGACAATGTAAACATCGATGGGGCGCGTGGTTTTTTTTCCTGCCCTGCGGCGGGCGGGGTTGCCGACGATGGGCAAGCCGGGTCCGCCTTGTCCTTTCACGCCGTAAACTCTGTCTCCCTTGTGCCGCTTCACATAGCCGTAAACGGCCTGCGTGTTGCTGCCGCCGGTATCGATGCAGGTGGTTTCGATCACCATTTCGCCGCCTGCCTCCGAGGTCCACCGCTTGCGAAGATAGTCGGTGAGGTGCGTCCACGGGCTTCCTACCGTTCCCTCCGGGATGTCGGGGTCTCCGAGGATGACATGATAGGCAACGCTCCAGCTTTCTTCGCCGCCTGCCCATGCGACCACTTCGACCTCGAGGCGGTCTTGCTGGGTGTCCACGCCTGCCGTCAAGATCAGGCCACGGGCGGGAACATCCGCCTGCGGGTAGGGTTCGCATCGTTCGATCAAGGCATGCTCGCTGATGCGTTCGCCTCCTTCTTCCCATGTTTCGCCAAGCGAGGTATTGATCCAGACTTGCAAGGTTGAGGGATCGTCTTTCGCCCGTCCGTGCTCGATGGCGATGTCTGCGATGCTTCGCCACGGGGAGTAAAGTTCGTTGAGATGAAAGCCCGCGATCTTGCTTGGCCCCGCGCTGGCCTGCCACCGACCACGGGCAACGGCTTGGTTTTTTTGGGCGTTGGTGATCGTGCCGTTGCAAGCGGGACACCGGAGGGTTGCGAGGTCTCTGCGTCCGTCCGTCCAAACGACATTGCCCCACCGCAGCGGGTGCTCGTGTTGGCAATGCGGGCAAGGAACGAGGAAATGCCGTTGGTCGGAAATCTCAAAAGCGCGTTCGATGCGGGAGAGGCCCTTGACGGTCGGGGTCGAGACCATGACCACGCGCCGGTTCCAGAAGTTTTTTGTTCGGGCTATGGCCAAATTTACCGGATCGCCTTCGGTTCCTGCGCTGGCGGGGTAGCGGTCCACCTCGTCAAGCAGGAGGATGCGGATCGGGCGGGATGCGAGGCCGCTGGGGGCGTTCGCACCGACAAGCGTGACATGCCCGCCGGGGAATCGTTTGTGCAGGATCGTGTTTCCGCTGTCGCGGGTCTTCGCCGGTCGCACCTTGGAGCGGAGGCTTGGCGAGTCTCGGAACATTGGCGCGAGTCGGTCTTTGCTGAATGTCTCTGCCATCGCCTCATCCGGCTGCACGAGCATGAGGGGCGAGGGGTCGAAATCCACGAAGTATCCGATGCAGTTGAGAAGGATTTCCGTTTTGCCAACCTGTGCCGAGGACATCACGACAACCTGCTCAATGGTCGGATCGGCAACGGCGTCCATGATACCGCGCTGGTATTCGGCGCGGTTGGTTCGCCACTGCCCTTTTTCCGCTGCTGCCTCACCGGAGAGTTTGCGCCGGTGGTCTGCCCATTCGCTGATCGTCCACTTTGGAGGGGGTGCAATGATGGCCGACCACGCCGCGATGAGATCGCTGGCGCGGTCGAGTTGTTCGGGTGTCATGTTTCCCAGCCCTCGCCGGTCTCTTCCTCTTCCGGTTTCACCTGGTTGCGTTTGAGGTATCGGTTCAGAATCTCCCGCCCGTTGTATTTCGAGCATTCTGCCATCGCCTCATGCAGTAGGGTCTCGATGAGTGCCGCGCATTTGTTTGGGTCTGTCTCGTCTGCCACGCGAGGGCCTGCGGTTGTCGGGATTGCCAAGAGCTTTGCCCGGATGTTCGCCAACCCTTCGCCCATCACCTCGGCAATGCAGGAGGCGTCATGGAGTTCGCCGCGCATTGCCATCGATTGCGCTTCGAGGATTTCGGCGCGGGCTTTGTAGACTCTGGTTCGTTGCGTTTCGTAACTGTTTTCGTCTCCGTCTATTCCCCCGCTTTTTTTCCCTGTCCGGTCTTGCAGGTAGCGGATGTATCCCTTTACCGATAACCAGAGGTCATAAAGTCCTCGCTCAGTTTTTACAATAACCTCCATTTTTGCGAGTTGCTGCACCCGCACTTCGGTGATGTTGAAAATTCGCGCAAGTTTTTTGACAGAGCACTTTTCTGTTTTGTTTTCTGATTTTGGGCTTTTTTTTGTTTCGGGTTTGGCTTGTTGTGGATTTTGTCCAGCCATTTCCGAAACTAAAGCGCGGAGGTCATTGGGTAGCATGTTTTTCGAGTGCGAGGAGTTTGTTGATTTCTTTTTGGATAGATAGGCAGGCTTTGAAGTCCTGAATTTGCAGAGAGTTTTTGAAGAGCAGGTTTAGCCTGGCTACAGCTCGCCCAAGTTCGAATTGTGCGTTGAATTGCGAGCACGCCTTAAAATACTCAGCGACAACTTGCCATGCTTGTTGTTTTTTTTCAGGAGTCCAAGTTTCCATGTGTCCCGCCAGTGCGGTTTCGTCTGTTCCGACCGCTACCATTTGAATTACCTTGGTTGCCTCTTCCGCGGTCAGGTGGACGGTTGTTAATTCCTTAGATTGTGAAGGCTTCTTCGATCCATCCTCTGTGGTGTTCATAAAGTTCTCGATTGTTTCCGATGATGTTTTTCTCAATCCGCGGATTTGCTGTGAAGTTGGCCGATCCTTCCATCACGAAGTAGTTTCCGGCGTGGTCGTCTATCAAAAGAACTTTGGCGTGATTTTCCAAAGCGCGTATTTTTTGGCCTCGCTGTAGCAGCCCGTTGGCGATTGTGGCAAACACGGCGCTTTCTCTTCGTTTGAAATAGGTTCCTGTTAGCAGTGAAAGGTTTTTGACCCGGCCATCGTCCATCATCTGCAGCATTTCCAGAGCGTTTTGACGGTTAAGCGTCCAAGTTGAGGCGTGAATCGTGACATTTTTCGCTTTTGTAAGCTCGATGAGCAGCGGACACAGCGCCCAGTAGTCGAATGAGCCGTTTGAAACGATGTGGAAAAACTCTCCAGGCTTTGGCGGATCTCCCAGCAAATCCTTGGCCTTTTCTTTTTTCAAGCAGGTTATCATTTTCCTTTTCCCGTCGATCCTTACCTTTCGGGGCGTGATTGTCTCGGTTGTCTCCAGGCTGACTCCGTAGTCGATGGGTCGGAAAAGCTCGTTCAGGTTGTCCATGTAGATTTTTTTATTTGCAAAGCAAAGTGTGGTTTTTTGGTCAATCTCTAACCAAATTCAGCGAGTTTCCTCATACCCGCTCCCGTCCCCCCGTGGAAGAACCTATATGGGGGGTGGCTGGTGGCTGGTCGTAGGCTTTGAGTGGATAGCGATACTCGTCTGGCTTGCGAGCGCAGAGGTTGCGCACCCATTTGACCGTGAGGCCATAAGCGACTGCGACTTGTGCGTGTGTCTTTCCTTCAGCCACGGCAGCACGGATGCGTTGTTGGCGCTCAAATACGGCGATGTGGTGACATGTTGCCAGCGGTAAGAGCATCCCGCAGAACTCCCTTTGCATGAGCTTTGCTTTCTCTTCGCCGATTGTGCGCACGAGATAGCTGTCCGGGGCCAGCTTGCCCTTTGGCACATACAGGCATCGATAGAGGCAGGACATGGCAAGGGCCAGCGTGGCCTCGCGTCCTATGACATCGGCAACGACTTGCGCCGTTGGTGGTAGAGGGATTTCAGAGTTCATGCGCCTCCCCTTTGTCCTGGCGTTGCTCATCGACATCTATGGCTTCCATCATTTCCCTGCTGATCTCGGCTATGGAGCCGCGATGGTTTGGTTTAGCGTGAGCCATGAGCGTTGCCCATAGGACGACATAACCACGGGCGGCGTGGTGAGCTGTCCCATCTTTGTATTTAGTCGAGGAGATTTTCAAGGTTGAGGCTTTCTTTCAGCGTGTTAAGTGCTTTGCGGCGAAGAGTGCGGGCTTGGTTGAGCGTGATTCCTTCCTGTGCGGCGATGTCTTTGAGAGGGATGCTTTTGAAAAAGCTCAAGCGGATGATTTTACTTTGCATGGCTGGCAGGTTGTCCAGGTGTTGGCGTATTTCGCGCCGGTCTTCTTTTAATGACGGCACGAGAGAGCCTTCCGAGTCGTTATTTTTTTCAAATAGGGCGACTCGACGCCTCCGAGTGCGCAGGAGGTCAAAGGCAGCTCGGCGGGCGATGCCGATGAGCCACGGCATGACCGGCGCCCCGGCGCGGAATGTTCCGGCCTTCTGCCATACCTTGAGCATGGCGGTCTGATAGATGTCGCCGGCATCGTCAGCCGGGACGATGGACGCGATGATGCGTGTGACTTCTGGCTGCGTGAGGGTGAACAGCTCGGCCATCGCGTCTTGGTCGCCGGTTGCGATGCGTTGGAGGCAGGATGTCATGGCGTCCTCGCTCATTTCGCGCCCTTCCTGCCGTAAATCGCGTTTTGGAGTCTGTGATATTCGCTGTTTATCAATATAAAACAACCGATTGGCAGTTGTTTGTTTATCGCAACCAATAGGCGACTCGCTGCGTCATGGACTTTTTGGTGGTCTTTGTAGGCTACCCATTCGCCAGCAGGGATCGCCTCCCTGGCCTCATTCCTCTCCCGCTCCAGTCGGCAAGCCAGTTCCAAAAACTCCTCCAAGTGAATGAAATTGCCGGGGTTTTCAGCCAGCATTTGCGCATAGAGCGCGTCCGTCTCAGGCGTGGCGCTCATTTCTCGCCCTCCTTCTCATATTTGCCATTTTTCCAGAGCCATAGCTCACGGCTTACGGTTTCCAGCTTCTCATTATCTTCGCGGGCATTCCTGCGCAGCGACCGGATGACGGCAGTCAGCTCCATGTTGTCGCTGATGAGCTTTTCCACCTCCGATTTGAGGCGTTTGTTTTCTTCGATGATTTCTTTCATGGGTGCGTGATTTCGATGGTGGTCATTTCGAGGTGTTTCTTGGCGACTTTCTCTTGGCAGAATTGGAGTTCGACGCTGGCCGGGTCGTCGTCCGGGATGAGGGCGGCGTATCGGATTTGGTCGATGAGAGGTTTGCAACCGCCTGCGAAATTATCGGCATCGAGGAGGCGGCAGGCATGGCGCGTAATGCGGAGAGTAACGCGGCCCGTGCGAGTTGCTTTTCGCGGTGGCTGGCAGTCCAGTGTTTGCCGAATAGCCGGTTGAGGCTTGGGGTCAGGTATCCGGGCAGGTGTAGGGTGATGACTGGCTCGAGCATAGGAGCCGTCTGGTTGCAGGGTGTATCCGAGGCGTTCAAGGTCGTGTTGGGTGAATGGTGGCATAGGAAAACGGGAAAAAACGGGGGTGCGGGAAATGCGGGAAAAGAGGGGTGGT